AACAGGACGCGCTGGTTTCTGTGAGTTCATCAGTGCTCGGCCCTCTCCAGCACCTAAGAATAAATACTGCGCGGCATCATGCACATGCGAGAACATATTCTTATCTGGTTTATCAGCATACCTTTCCCCACTTACTTCCATGCGCTTATATGCGTAGCCGCCCTCAAACCCCTTAATTAACTGGGGGCAACGCCTGTCAATTAAAAGTGCTGGCTTCCCCTCAACCATCTTGGTCAGCTGGGAAGAGACAGCCTCAAGCCGAAGGTCAACAGAGTTGGAAGGCGCGGGGAACGCCCTCAAGCCAGCACCGCGCAGAATATGAAAGGGAGTAGATTCATCAGTCTGCGCTCTAAAGTCACCAGCAGGGTCTCCATAGATTATTACCTCGGATGCTGCCGCAAAACGTATTGCAAGCTCATTTCTAAGAACTTCGGCAAAACGCACGATGCCCATGTCGATTGCCACAATTTCTGATTGAAGAAACCAACGGCCCCTGACTTTTTGCCCAAGAACGGCAGCAGGTGTCAGTCCAAAGTCTACGCCAACATATACTGGGAGGTTGGCTGCTACAGGTATTTCTTCTTCTGCTATGTGAACTTCCGATGCAAACATTGGATAAACAGGCTTCCCATCTTGAATATGCCCTAGCCGATTCATCACATAAACATCTATCCATGATTTTGTTTTACCCCTGATAAGATTGGAGTAGTAACTGGATAACATGTTCTTGCAGTTCTCAGCTTTGGGGTTTGAATCATAATCCTCTAACTCTCCATCCTTATTCTTTATTTCAAGCATTCCAGCAGGTTGGGTGTAAAAACTCCAATTGTCTGGCTTGACCAGCATCTTAGCTTGCTCACGCGGTATATGATCTGGGATTGGAACCTCACCAGCCATGATAGGCCACCAATGATCTTCCTCGGGCGCGTTGGTATCGGCAATAACGCCAGTCCAAGAAGGACCGCCATCACGCATAGAAGGAAAACGCCCAACACGCATCGTACAGGCATCAATAATTGACTTAGGAATCTCTCGCGCCTCGTTGACCCATATACCCGTGAGTTCAAGAGAAAGGAGTTTCTTAACATCTTCGGGCCTATCAAGAGCCAAGAAAAGAACCTCAAGATCAATGTCTCCCTTTTTAATGTGATGCGTGTACGGCACTGACCAATGAAACTTTCCCCAGTCTGCCTCGGGAAACCAATCAAGCCAAGTCTTTATTGTAGTCGTTCTTAACTGCGGGTTTGTATTTCGAACAATGGCCCACCGACTTTTGCGAATACCATCTGGACCTTTCTTCTGTTGAAGCGCCCTTCGGAATACTTCAACACAACAGCCAACAGATTTGCCAGAACCTACTGGCCCCCTTATGCCACGAAAGAAAGTATCATCCTTCATAAAGGCTTTAAGCACTTCACCATCTGGCTTGTACTTGAAATCAATCATCGAAGACCCTTATCGACTCCAAACCTAATCATGTCTTGCACAACCTCAGGCGCAATACTTTCTATGAGTTTGTCACACTCAGAATCAGTAATAAAGTTCTTTCCATGCTTCTTAACAATATGCGCAAAGTGAACCTTCCTTACTATACCGCGAAGCAGGTCCAAGTCTTGCTGCCTGATTGTAGAAATAAAACTCATTAATTACTTCTTTTTGACATAAGTTGTAAAAGGCTTTTCCCAGTACGCCGCGTCAAATCTAGCATAGCACCACCACCAGAACCACGAAGACGCTTTATTATACTCCGCACTTTTACTTTATCTTCTTTAAGTGTTTTTACAGCTTTGTCATTTCCAGTTTTTTGAAATGACTTGATATTTCTATCTAAAGAAGAATCATGTTTCTCAGCTAAAGAAATTAACTTATCTCTAACATTTCTTTTGTCAGAGGTTGGATTCGCAATATCCATTAACTTTTTAAGAGACTCTCTATTATTACTCATCACGTATGCCCCTTACTCTTTTTCTTTGGTTTCCGCTTTTCTGCTTTTATTGGCTCTGGGCCTTGCTCCAGTTTTACAGAGTAGCTCATATGAGTTGCCTCAGTCCAAGTATGACCGTGAAGATCATGCGTGGGACCAGTCCACAACTCCTTAGTGCTTTTAACATACCAAGCCATTAGCTCTTTCCCTTTCTGGCAAGCTCTTGAAAACGCTTCTTGCCGTATTTCTTTCTGCCAATATAAGCCGCAAGAGCCTTTGGGTCTTTAACATCTTTTTTCTTAAGCTCGGTAACAAGCAAAGAAAAACGCTTACCAGTTCCTAACTTGGGCTTCTTCATGTTCTATACTTCCTTACTTTCCGAGCAATTGCTTTCGGTTGAGCCACAAACTGCTGACCCTTTGCCTTACCCTCTCGTTTAGCTCTGGTTGTAGCTGCATATTCAGAACTACTAAGAGCAGCGATAGCCTTAGCAGGTAAGTAGCGCTCACCAGTCTCACTAGACTTCTTGCCAGACTTGGTTCGCCACTTCTGCTTTCCCCAATCCAGTAAAGATTTCTGAGAAGGTTTCATGGCGCTTCTTAAAAACCGCGAATTGAGTTTTGAGCACGCTCCATTAGATTTTCCAACCTTTTCTTTTTAGCCAAAAGATCGGGTTTACTCTCTTTGCCTCTAAGCATTCTAATCCCACGGCGTAAACCAGTTATTGCGTTTTTAGTAGCATCGACAAAGTTATGAGTTTTACGAAGTTCAGTTTTGTAAACTTCCTCTCCTTTGTATAAAGGTATAGACTGAAGTTCTTTGTCTATCTTCTTTAAAAGAGTAACACTCTTCGCTTTTACATTTTCCATCAAGTATACCCTCCACCAGCAGCCTTATACCGCTTTGCTAATAGTTGCGCCTTCCTTGCCGACCACTGACCCGCAGCAGTCCCTTGAACATTTGCAGCCTTGATCCTCTGGAACAAAGACTTTCTCATCTTGGGCTTGGTATAGTTGCCAGCTTCATTTACCGCCACCTTTACCCTCCTCGCGCATCTGCTTTTCCATCTGATTAACACGCCGATACAAAGTATGCTGCCGCCCAGTCATTACACGCTGACCCCGCTTCCTATCTTCCTCAAGGTCTTGCAAGTCTTCTTCACTCATATAAAGGCTGCGAATCTTACGCTTAAACTTATTCAACAGAGTATTACTCTGCTTTCTCTCAATCTCATCTAACTCAGCACGAAGTTTCTCATACTCAGCTTGCGTAAAGTCAGCCATTACTTCTTCTTTCCACTTGGCTTCCGCTTAGAAGGGCGTCCAACCCCATAAGTGCCTTTACCCTGTGGCATCAGTACATCTTCTTCTTAAACAGAGTTCCTTTAGCAGTAGCACCAGTACGCTGAGACAAATCTGTCATAGCGCCTCCACCGCCAGCTTTAGAAGGACTTCCTACTTTAGAGCTATACCACTTATTAGCAACTTTTGTTTCAGCGCTATTAAAACCACCAGACGAACCACCCTTATTAAGTAAACTCTTTAAGGATTTAATTGCCGCCGCGCGATCTGTCTTAAACAGATAGTCAATGCGATCCATTGCCATTGCTCGAGTCAGCCGCATTTGTGGGAATTTTTTTTGTGCGCGTTGTGAATCTGGTTCAAACTTATCAGCCATCAGTACTCTCCTCTAGACATTAACAAACTGCGCGGCTGCGTCCTGCGAGGAACATCCCGCAATACCTGCTCTTCTCGCTTAATCTTATCAACCTGCAAAGAAGGTAAAGCCCCAAACTTAGGAGGCGTATACTTAGGTGCACCACTTCCAAAACACATAATCTATCCCTTCTTATGCCGCTTCGCAAAATTACGCGCAGCCTCTACACTGCCAAAACCCCACGCCTTCAAAGCTAAAGCCTTTCGCGTTGGCTCCCCCTTCTCATCCTTCATCGGCCCCTTCATCCCAGCAAACCTAGCCGCAAACGAAACCCGCCTCGGATTCACACCACTCTTAACAGGTGGCTTTAAATTCGCACCCTCTTTCCTCTTAAAATAAGCACGACCCGCAGCAGTTAAACCACCCTCAGGATTCTTATGTTCCTTTCGCATAGCCCCCACTCTTCAAAGCCAGCTTCACCTTAGAAAGGTCCTGAGCAACAGGCTGCCTCTCAGCCTGCTTCCCATAACGCCTCATAGCATCCCTCTTAGCGACCCGTGTCATTTTCCCTCAAAGTCACAGTCGCAGTCCCACTCGTATACTCCCCAGTCTTAATACCAGCACGGTACTGAGCACCAACACCCTCATACCCATTGCCCTCATACGCAGAAGTAAACGTATCAACATCAGCCCAACTGCTCCCAGCATCAAAACTACGCTGAACAGTAACCGTCCCGCTAAACGTCCCAGCAATGCTAAGAGAAAAATCACCGCGCAACGCCAACGCATCACTGAACGTGTTCTGCGCACTAATCTCCTTCGTCACTACATCCATAGCAAATCTCCTTCTAAACGAACCCTATAACAAAAAAAATAATTCTGACAATGCACAAAACATTGGAAGGCAAAGCCTTCTGATGGTGAAAAATGTTTCGTGCCAATGCACAAACCTTAGGGGATAAAAATGCTAGTAGGGGAGAAGTAACATTTCGTGAGCTTGCAGTTTTCCCCCCACCCCCCTAGCCAAGATCAATGGAAACTCTTATGTCCCCCGCCACTTGAACCTGTGAACGATCTATCGGTTTATAGCCAGCTCTATCCAATAAATCCTTGCTCGCTTCTAGCTGAACATACTCAGACTTAGCACTCTGAGCTAGTCTACGAACAGTACCAACTGCTACAGTAGCACTAATTCCAAATTCCTCATTCATTCGCTGCATCATATACTGTTGCACATGTGGTGTTTTCAGTGCTCTGTATGCTGAGACATATCCAGCTTTGCCCTCAGAGTATCCAGCTTTCACTGCTGCCTTAGCTGGACTCAGT